AGCCAATTTGCCAATTGATGCCAAAGACAAACAGAAATTGGAAAAGAAGGATAAGGTAGTCAAGGTCTATGAATACATCCCGGAAGAATCATTTGTCATTGACGTCCCGTTCAATTCGCAACGTATGAAAGAAGACAGGGAAGGGGTAATAACCGAGGCAAAGTTTCGCGCCGTTGAATATGTCGTTAAGCAAGGAATACAGAGGGATCCTAAGACCTGTTTAGAACTTGCTTACACTGCCATGCTTTCTCGCAGCAACATAGCTCAACCAATCAACATCTCTGTTTTTACCAATTTCTCTGCTCGTTTTTCTCCGCCCCCTATTGTGAAGCCGTTCCAAATTTCTGCGGTTATGGCCATAGAACGAGATTATTTTCCTGAAACCTACTTTAGAGGTGATTGTTCAGTGTGTTCGGAAAAAGGTTACGTGAAACGTTGTTCTTGCGGTCGAAACCATTGTGCCGCCCACTTCGTTGAAAAGTTTTCTACAGTTCCTTTTGGACATTACAAGTGTCAATGCGGTTTAGAAATGTTTCTTAGTGACAAACGTCGTGGGATTACTGGCGCTGACTGGGTTTATTTGGCAGGTCATGAAGCAGCTCCATTTGCTAAGAGTATTCAGAATTGGGATCACAGTAGTTATGTTCTCACGTCTGATGAAGTTAAGTACAGGAATTACTTGTTGCATAAGTTGTCTGAAGTTGCTGTTTTCAAGATAGTTAAGCGTGCTCCTAAAAGCGTTCCTGTTTGGGATATCACTGAGCGGAATTATGGCGAGCATTATCTTCCAAGTGGTTCCGTCGGTGGCATTGAGAAAGGGGCAGGTAGGTTAACTAAAGACATGGTTTCTTGCGAGACTGCAGCTGCAGTACACAATTTCATTCAAGAATTGTACTCAAACTCTGATCAGCTGCCCGAATGTCTTGTTCTTCTTCGAAAATGGGTCAGTAACGTACTTATAGCTTCAATCAAGATTGAAACAATTTGTGGAAAGAAAACTGAAGAAGGATGGTCTACCAAGGAGAAGGCTAGGATTTTTACTATGCAAGATGTTTTCAGTTATCTTTTGCAGCGTGCTCTTACTTGTCCGTTTACTCAAACCGGAGGCATCAGGGATCGTACTGATGTGCAGCCGTGTGCAGTTGGTATGAATTTTGATGCCGAAGCAGCCAGGAATTTCCTTAAGGAATTTTATGACGTTACTGATGAGCGACTTGATGCATGTTGCACTGCCGAAGACGGAAAGAAACTTGAGCAAGAAATTCTTAAAGTGAAGTGCGTTTATGAGACCGATGCGCGCAACTTTGATCAAAGTCTACCTGCACCACACTTAGTTGAATGTATGTCTAAAGTATTCGATAGATACGATACTCGATATAATGCTGATGACAGCGAACATGTGGCCACTTTAAAGAAGGTTTTCCGTTTGCTTTGTGCCCGGTTTATCGAGAAGATTGGCGTTAAAGTCGTTTCCCGACTTGATGGTAAAGGATTCCATACTCTGCTCGGTACCATGGGAAGTGGGAGTTATGAGACCAGTTTCCTCAATACTGTCGTCAATTTGACTAACCATCTCATGGTTTATGCTCATTATTTCGTTATGATTGAAGATATGAGTATTGATGACGCGATCAGGAAGGTTATCGAGTTGCTCGAATCCGGTGACATCCGTTTCAAAATGTTCGGTGATGACGTGCTTGCTGCTCATACGCGTGAACTTTTTCCACACTGGAGTGAAAAGTTTTATGTCGACACTATTTTTCTGCTATGCAATATTACTATCCCTGTTGGGGAATACAAAGAAGCTACCAAAATCTTTGTTACTCCAGAAAGCCAAG